GAAAGAAAATATCCCATTCATGATTTAAGTCACGCTAAAAACGCATTGAGTCGGGCATCGGGCACATCCGAAGAAGAAAAGGTTGATGCAGCGGTTTATAAGAAATACCCATCGCTAAAAAAGAATAAAAAGAAGGGAAAATAAATAATGAGTTCAAGTAACACACTAGAAATTATACAAGGGCTTGCGCAAGCAGCCGCAAATGCCTGGGACGGCGCACATGACGAACGCTATACTCTTGGTGATCAAGTTCACAAAGTGGGGCTACGCCGAGAAGAAGGGCATCCAATTTTAGATAAACGCGTTAACGACGGTTTTGGCGTTAAGTTTTATGCGGATTCAATCTGTATCACTTACCAATCAGACATTCCGCTGAAGTCCGTTCAAGATTCTAAATTTGAACAAGACACCGAAAGCATGTTAAACGAAATAAAGAAGTTCCTCCAAAAGGAATACAAAAAGATTACAGGAAAAGGAGTCACCCTTACTAAAAAAGGTGAGCCTAAGATCCTCGTACAGAGCACCTCACGCATTCGTACTTGGGTGCAAGCCTATCAACACTATAAGATCTCTGGAGTGGACGCAACACCCCTTCTTGAGCCTTCAAGAGACACTGAGAACGAGGTGATGAAAAAATTCTTGGCGCAACACTCTACAAAGCGTCCCGAGAACGAAACTTATAAAAAAGGAGCGAATAAAAAATGAAACTTACAAAAGAACAACTTCAAGCTATTATTAGAGAAGAATTGAAAAATGTTGTAGCGGCATCTAAGCCTCGCCGCAAAACTCCTCCCAAGAAAAAATAAAAGGATTTAATGGCCTTTAAGCTCTCCAAGCAAGAAATTGTAAAAGAGATTGTGAAATGCGGTAAGGATCCACAATTTTTTATCGATAATTATTGTCGTATTTCTCATCCTCTTAGAGGGTTAATCCCTTTTAAAACTTATGATTATCAGAAAGATCTCCTTAAAGACTTTAATGATTATCGATTCAATATTATTCTTAAAGCCAGACAGTTAGGTATCTCCACAATCTCAGCGGGATACATTGTCTGGTTTATGCTTTTTCATCGAGACAAGAATATCCTTGTTATCGCTACCAAATTTGGAACGGCTGCGAACTTGGTGAGAAAAGTAAAATCAATCATGAAGCATCTTCCAGATTGGATTAAAATTTCAAAGATCGTCACGGATAACAAGACTTCATTCGAATTATCAAACGGATCTCAGATCAAAGCAGGAACCACCTCAGGCGACGCGGGTAGATCAGAAGCACTATCATTGCTCGTTATAGACGAGGCAGCGCACGTAGAGGGACTGGCAGAGTTGTGGACGGGTCTTTACCCTACTTTGTCAACTGGAGGTCGCTGCATAGCCTTATCGACGCCCAAGGGCGTTGGAAACTGGTTCCACAAGACATACGTAGATTCGGAAACAGGGGAGAACGATTTTCATCCTATTAAGTTGTCATGGGAGGTTCATCCCGAAAGAGATCAAGAGTGGTTTGCAAAAGAAACAAAAAATATGTCCAGAAGACAAATAGCTCAAGAGCTAGAATGCAACTTTAATACGTCAGGTGAAACTGTCATTCACCCCGATGACATGGAGTGGTTGTTCGAAAACATCCGCGAGCCCCTATATAAAACAGGGTATGATAGAAATTTTTGGATCTGGGAAAAATATGTTGAAGGAGTTGGTTATTTACTTGTGGCCGATGTGGCTCGCGGCGACGGTGCTGATTTCTCTGTATTTCATATACTAAGATTAGATACGATGGAAATCGTCGCAGAGTATCAAGGAAAGCCCAGTTTAGATCTCTACTCCAGTATTCTGAATGAAGCAGGAAAAGAATACGGTAACTGCCTTCTGGTGGTTGAAAATAATGGAATTGGGATCTCCATTTTAGAAAAATTGAATTCACTAGAATATCCCAAACTATATTACTCTATCAAGTCAACCCATGAATATGTAGAAGCCTATTTAGCTCAAAGCAATGATCGAGCCGTAATGGGATTTACCACAAGTACTAAAACGAGGCCTTTAATTGTGGCTAAATTGGAAGAGTACATCCGAAACAAACTAATTAAAGTAAACTCAAGCAGGATTTTTCATGAATTTAAAACTTTTATCTGGTATAATGGCAAGCCCCAAGCAATGCGTTCTTACAATGACGATCTCGTCATGTCTTTGGCTATTGCATGTTGGGTACGTGATACAGCACTCGAAGAAAACCAACGAGACATTGAATACAAGAAAGCCATGCTGGGCGGGATTATGAAATCTACCCAGACCTTTAGTACCAAAATTAAAGGACAGATAGGATACGACAACACAACCGTAAAACAAGACGAAGAAGCAAAAAAAATGAAAGAATTTTTTTGGATTTATAAAGGATAAAAAATGGCACGTAATGATAAGAGTCCCTACAATGATCAAAACAGTTTATTTAAATCTCTAACGAGACTGTTTTCGGGTCCCATCGTCAATCGGCGAACTCAAACAGGAAGACAAATAAGAAGGCTACAGCTAGACCGATTTGCTTCCCAATTCAAGTCCACCTCAGGACTTCAGTTCAAAAAAGCAGAATTTAACCCAATGAATAACACTGCGATCAATATGATCGCGAACAGAAACAGGGGAGAACGATACATAGATTTTGATCAAATGGAATACACGCCCGAAATTGCATCTTCTCTTGACATTTATGCTGATGAGATGACCACACACTCGGTATTGTCCCCCATGTTAAATATTAAATGTGCAAATGAAGAAATTAAATTTATTCTTCATTCATTATATTACAACATTCTTAATGTTAATTCTAACTTATTCGGTTGGGCACGGACAATGTGTAAATACGGTGATTTTTTCTTGTATTTGGACATCGATGAACACGAAGGTATTCGCAACGTCATCGGATTGCCTCCTCAAGAGATTGAAAGGTTAGAGGGCGAAGACCCTACAAACCCTAATTATGTGCAGTTTCAATGGAATTCAGCAGGCATGACGCTAGAGAATTGGCAGATGGCACACTTTAGAATTCTTGGAAATGATAAATATGCTCCTTATGGAACGTCAGTTTTAGAAGCATCCCGACGCATTTGGAGACAGTTAATACTTCTAGAGGATGCGATGATGGCTTATAGAATCATTCGCGCAACAGATCGTAGAATTTTTAAAATTGATGTAGGCGGTATTGCCCCTCAAGATGTTGAGCAATATATGCAAAAAGTAATGACTCAAATGAAGAGGCATCAAGTTGTAGACCCAACAAGTGGTCGCGTGGATTTGCGGTATAATCCTTTGTCTATTGAAGAAGANTATTTTATTCCTATACGAGGTGGAACATCATCTACGGATATCGTCAACCTTCAAGGAGGACANTTCACTGCTCAGATTGAAGATGTAAAGTATTTGAGAGATAAATTATTTTCTGCTCTTAAAGTCCCGCAGTCGTATCTATCGATGGGAGAAGGTGCTACGGAAGACAAAACGACTCTCGCTCAAAAAGATATCCGTTTTGCAAGAACCATCCAGCGACTACAGAGAGTTGTGATAGCCGAACTGGAAAAAATGGGAATTATTCATTTGTTCACCCTGGGTTTTAGAGGAGACGATTTGTTAAATTTTGATCTTTCTCTTAACAACCCTAGCAAGATTGCGGAAATGCAAGAACTAGAACATTGGAAAACTAAATTTGAGATTGCCGGCGGAGCTACGGACGGTTATTTCTCTCATCGTTGGGTTGCCCAAAACCTTTTGGGTCTTTCCGAAGACGAATACATTCGCATGCAACGAGAGATGTTTTTTGATAAGAAATTCGCTGCAAAACTGGAAGCTGTCGCCGCTGGCGAAGAAGGTGAAATGGGAGGCGACCTCGGAGGCGATATGGATCTGGGAGGCGATATGGATCTTGGAGGCGATGAAGGCGGCGATCTTGACCTCGGCGGTGAGGAAGAAGGTGGTGACGAGGAAGAAGAGGTTCTTCTTGCAGAACCAGCCGGCAAGCGTAAGGATAACGCTCGACCCAAAAAGCGCGGAAAGTATAAAAGACATCAGTCATCCTATCGAAAGGGTGGTAGAAAAAAACAAATGACGACCGCCGCATTCTCGGGTGAGCTTGGCACTCTTCGAAAAACCTTTCCAGGAAAAGTGGGTTTTGGAGGTCTAGACTCTCTCGCTCGTGGCGTTGTAGAGGAACAAAAATCAGATATTTTAGAAGAGCACAGACTATTTACTACTGACTTTGAAATTAAAACATTAATTAAATCACTTGAGAAGGGAAAAGAAGATGAAAATAACGAATGAACAACTGCGACAAATAATTAAAGAAGAACTGGAAGCCGTGCTGAAAGAGGACCACCCTGGATATGAACGACAAGATGATGATGAAACAGAAAAACAAAAACAGGATCGGTGGCTTGGCAGTTCTGAGCGAAAAAGAGAGATAGAATTGGAAAAGGAACGCCGTAGTGGCAAGCGTCATAGACGGGGCCCGAATCCTGAAAAGGCCGCATGGGATGCTGCCGAAGAACGAGAGCGCCGAGGTAAAGAAAACGCAGCGAAATACCAGGCAAGCCAAGCAAAGAGGCAAGGCCGGAAGGATGCCAAGGCTGCTGCAAGTGAAGCAGCCTTAAGAAAGGTTTCTGACAATGTAAGAAGAGCAATGGGCCTTGGCGATAAGGGGATGTCACAGGAAGATGAGGATCGGCTCCTCCAAGCCATCGCCGAGAAGGGTTGGGAGATTGAGGATCTTGCAGACATGAGTGACAAATGGTTAAGAAACTTCGCAAAAAAAGCAGGGGTAAAAGCTAAATTTGGAATGTCTGGCATGAAACAGTGGGCTGGCTTTGAAGAATAAAATAAGGAAATAAGCATGAAACATAATAAGAAAAGAAATACCGCTTTTCTTTACGAATGCCTAATAAAAGAATTAACAAGAGCAATCGTTCGAGAAGACAAGAAAAGACAATTAATTACACAGCGAATTATAAAAGAATTTTTCCATAAAAAAAGTGAGTTACGTAAAGAGCTTATCCTCTATACGTCCCTTCTGGAGAGCAATTCGCTAGGTGGAGGGTTTTCTAAAAGGCTTCTTGAAGAAACCAAAAAAGATTTTTATGGATTAAATCGGAAGAAAATTTTTAACGCACAAACAACGCTTATCAATCGAATCAATCATGAGCTTGATGTAGGCGTTTTTTCAAATTTTATTCCTAATTATAAAGACATTGCATCGTTNGGGCTTTATTTTCAAAACCAACGCCTTGGAGCTAAAAAAAGAATTATGCTTGAAGAAAATCTTGTTAAATTTCTGGGACGTAAGGAAAATGTTTTAACCGAAATGAAGCATCTAGATAATCTTGAGTATAGAACTTTTGTAAATAAGTTTAATACTACCTACGAAAGAACATTGAGAACCGAACAAAAAGATCTCTTAACCAATTACATTGTTTCCTTTTCCGATAATGGCCTGGGGCTTAAGAGCTTTTTAAACGAAGAGATTGGGCGCCTCAAAAGCTCCGTGCAGCAGCACATCGTAGAAGGGTCGACTTCCCCGAATAAGGAAAATTTTAAAAAAGTTAAGGAAAAGCTGGACAACTACACACAAATGCCCATAAATCAACAAATGGTTGAAGAAGTTTTTTATATTCAAGATCTAGTAGCGGAGGTATCCAAAAATGCCACTTAAGGTAACTGTCGGCACACCCGAAGAAGAAGAGCGAACGCCTGATCTCACCGTGGAACTTAAGGGTGAAGAAAAAGAAACTTTAGAATTTCAATTAAAATTTCGTGCTGCTCTCAATGGGGATTTAATGATCCTTGATCATAAAGACATCGACATTGTTATCCAACCGCAGAACAACAAAGTGGTCACTTTCGCCAAAGACATAGTTTCAGATGTTGTATACGGTGCAGAATCTCGTTTGTTGCAATTCTTGAAAAGACAGGGGATCATCGAGTTTGATTCAATACAGGGGGGCAACATTTATGGCTCGCTTGAAGGAATCATTATGGAATCCTCGACGCACGATCCTATTAAAGCTACAGTCTTAAATATTGCCGAATGGATGAAGACAGAGCAACCNTACATGCAAGGAACCACTGCGTATGAAGAGATGGAAGACAACGAACTATTAGATCCAGATCCGTCTACAGCCCTGGGTAAAGTNCCCCAAGCCGCAGAGAAGGGATCCATCAATGTTGATAGCATTTTTGCTCCTTACATCTACGGGCGCTATACATTTTAGAGGTGATGGTGGATTTAGTTTATTTTATTTTAACGTCGTATGGTCTTACTTTTATTTTGGTTCATGGCTCCATATTCAATCGCATACGACCCGCGAAAGACCCGAAGAGAATGTGGACATGGCTTTTTCATTGTCCTTTATGCCTGGGCTTCTGGGCTTCCCTCTTTTTATTTTGTATAAACAGCCACACAGAACTATTTACGTTTGAATATTCTCTCGGGAATATGTTCTGTTTATCCTGCTTGGGAAGCGGAACAACTTATTTACTCTCAATGATTGTCGATGACTTTGGTTTGAGAGTATCGTCGAGATCAGGAGGTGATTATGTTGACGATTAAACGATGGATGTTACAACCTGTTCGCCGTTGCTGCAGCGGGAACTGACTCGCGCCGGTAGCGCCGGCGACTCTTTTATTTGAGGAATAAGATGAAGAAAAAACTTTTAAGAGAATTTCATGCACTGTGTAAAGACGGTATTTGCCAAGATCTTTTGACTGAAAAGGAAAAAAGAGAAATGGAAAATGGCGCCTTATATTTATCAGGACGCCTGCAAACTGCGGATAAACAGAATGGAAACGGAAGGGTTTACCCCTCCGATGTTCTAAAAAGAGAAATCGATAATTACTTAAAAGTAGTTAAAGATGACAGGGCTTGCGGCGAGCTCGATCACCCTGACGATTCGGTGGTTAATCTTAAAAATGTATCCCACATTGTTACGGATGTATGGTGGGAAGGCAAAGATGTGATGGGAAAACTCAAAGTATTAGACACTCCCTCGGGGCGTATCTTAAAGGATTTGGTGAACGCGGGGGTTAAATTAGGCATTTCATCTCGAGGTCTCGGTTCAGTTACTGAGGGCACTAATGGTATAGTAACCGTTGAGCATGATTTCCAATTAATTTGCTTTGATGTCGTAGCCGAGCCTTCCACGGTTAATGCCTACGTTTTCCCTGATGCGTCTAACGTAAATATGTCCCACCGCTTGCGTGAGGTCAAAGAAAACAGCATCAATGACCTCTTTAAAAAAATTCTCGGAGATTAAATGAAAAAAGCAGAACTGAAAAAGATTTTAAAGCCTTTGATTAAAGAGTGCATTAAAGAGGTTATCTTTGAAGAGGGCACTCTTTCTACTATCATTTCTGAAGTGATGAAAGGAACCTCGCCTCAAAAGGTGGTGCATGAAAAAAAGCAGCCTCGCCTTGAAACGGATGAGGAAGCCAAACGGCGTTATAATAAGAGACAGGGTCAACTCAAAGAGAATAGGAAGAAAATGCTCGACTCCATCGGACGCGATGCATTTAATGGAGTAGATCTATTTGAGGGAACGACAGCCATGATACCGGAGAAAAAAGGAGGTCAAGGAGGGTCTAAAGCTCTGGAAGGAGTTTCACCTCATGACCCTGGGGTTGATCTTTCCGATTTCGGACTGCCGTCCGGAGCGTGGAAAAAATTAGCAGGAAATTAAATGGCCACCAATCACATCGCAAAGCCTCGGAAGAACGAGGATCCCAATCGGTTCATCAAAAGATTTATTAAGAAATGCAAAAAATTAGGAATTATCGATGAGTTCAAGGATCGCCAACGCTATACGAAACCTTCGGTCAAAAGAAGGTTGGCGAAAAAACGAGCCATAGTCAAGCATAAAAAAGAACTTCGTAAACAACAACGAAGACAAAATTGAATTAAAATACTACTTATGGAGTAGAGGGAAACAAAAATGAGTTTAGCAAATGTTTATACGGTAGGACTGCGTAATGTGGGATCATACCAAGTTAGTGGCGCACCTTTTGTATCGGGTGGAATAAGCAGCGCTGTTACCAACGGAGTAAGAGTGGCTTTCCCTTATGTAACCCGCTGGGTAAAGATTATAAATGAAACCCAGGGTCTCGGTGTGAATGTGGGCTTTTCCCAAAGATCCGTACAAGGAGGCGGGTCGAGAGAATTTTTTATCGTCGGCGGGGACAGAGATAGCCAAATAATGGAATTAAAGTTAACAGAAATTTGGTTTTCTGGAAGCTGCACTAGTGTTACTGTCCTTGCTGGCTTAACAAACATACCCACTAGACAAATTGATAACGTAGGAGTGTCTCCATCTGGCTCAGTAGCTTCTCAAGCACCTTTGAATAGTCACAGGAACTGGTCTGGTTCTATTGGCGTAGGATAGGGGCTCCAATGTGGGGAACTACGGCTGGGCATATGTAGCAGGCGGCGGCGGCACTCCCGGAGGGATCAGCGGATCCGTCCAGTTATTTAAAGATGCTGTCACCCAGACGGGTAGTGCTGATTTTATCTTCACAGAAGACACGGTTACTATCACCGGTTCGGTTTACGTGTCCGGAACTCTCACTGCTAATCAATACAACATTAATGTAGTCAACGAAACGGTTACTAACATTAGCGCTTCCGGGGACACCAAATTTGGTAATAGTACAGATGATACTCACATCTTTACAGGAAGCATTTTATTAACTTCCTCCACAAATCCTTTAAAGATTAGAGGAATCCAGACAGGTACCGGCAGCACATTTGCTCATTATTTAGCACTGGATTCTAATAACCTCGTAGTTTTAACCTCTTCGGTTCCCGCTGGCGGTGCAGGGTTAATCAAGGAGTATACGAACCCTTCGAATAATCGTATAATTACAAGTATCGATTCCGACGGCATCAATGCCGAGGCCAATTTAACATTTAATGGAACCAATTTATCGCTCGTCGGCAGCTTAACTGCTTCTCTTGACATTTCTTCATCTACAGCACAGTTTACTCACCTAACAGGGACAACAATTACTGATGGAACAGCCCTTCTCACAGGAGGCGATTTAAGCAGCGTAGGGACGGTCACAGCAACGAACCTAGGTGGTACGCTTACTACTGCTGCGCAAGGCAACGTAACATCACTGGGGACGCTTACAACGCTTACTTGCAGCGGAGACTTGCAAGTAGATACGGACACCCTGAATGTCAACTCCGCAACCAACAAAATAGGTATTGGGAGAATACACGCACAGAAGAAATTAGAAGTTCTCGATGCCAACGAGCAACTCAGATTATCTTATTCGAAATACATCTTCGGCGTTTCAGCTAATGTGTATACCGATGTTTATACCACCAATACGGGATATCTTATTCTTACAGCAAGCGCCGAGCGCGTCGGCATTGGTACTACAACACCCACCAGGATGCTCGATGTGGATGGACACATGCGAGTGAGCGGTAATCTCGAGATCACAGGAACTCTTAGTGCCCGAGTAACGGATTTTGTAGTTTCTGCAAACACTATCACTTTTGGAGACTCCTCCACTGACCAGCTTACTTTTAATGCAGCCACGGCTTCTATCCCTAATGATTTAAATTTTGATTCTGGTCTTCTTTCATTAGATAAGGCCAACAGCAAGGTTGGCATCGGAGTCCAGTATCCTGATAACAAACTGGAGGTTCTATCCACCGCTGCTCAACTAAAACTTTCATATAATGAAAGCAAGGACTCTACGTTGGGTGTAGATTCGAATGGTTTTTTAACTGTAACTCCGTCAGGAGATT